GCCGAAGGCTACCCAATGGTGGACCCCGCTATGGTTGAAGAAATCGTCAAGAAGCACCTGGTCAGCATTATGGAGGAACTGAAGACCGCCTACACCGAGATGGGCAAGATGAAGGACAAGATGGCCGCATTTGCCTCGCAGATGGAAACCATGACTGATATCGTTGAGAAGGTCGCCGAACTCCCTTCTGAAGCACCCAAGCCAACCGCATCCGCTATCGTGGAGCAACGCAAAGCCTCTGCCCAGCAGAACTTCAACGCACTTGCTGAAGCAATCCAAAACCTCAAAAAATCCAAATAAACTTTAATCCCCCCAAAACAAAGCCATGAGTTACTCATTCGTTTCCCCGCTGACTACTTATACCGAGCAGCAGCGACTCCCCCTCATCACCAAAGCGGTATTCTCCGCTCGTTCCGCTGCCTTGTTCACCAAGCAAGTTGGTATCAAGTCAGCCGCTGCCCTCAACCTGATGGACACCGATGCCGCTATTGCAAGCGGTGATTCTTGCGGATGGACTTCTTCAGGAACCACAACCTTCACTCAGCGGAATATCACCGTTGGTCGCATGAAGATTCAAGAAGAACTTTGCCCTCGTTCCTTGGAACAATACTGGATGCAATCCCAGTTGACTGCTGGCTCTACCTACGAAGGCGTACCATTCGAGCAGGCATTCGCCGAGCAGAAGGCTCTCCGCATTGCCGAAGCCTTGGAAAACGCTATCTGGCAGGGTAACGCCTACTTCAGCGGCGTAAACCAGTTGCTGAACGCCGCATCGGGTTCAGTCGTTTCGGGTAACACCGCTGCGATTTCTGGTGCTATCACGACCGCCAATGTCATCAGCATCTTTGACACCATCTACACCCGCATTCCACAGGCTATCTTGACCAAGAACGACCTCGTAATGTTCTGCGGTTGGGACACTTTCCGCACCTTGGTAATGGCCTTCAAAGAAAACACGGGTGTCATGTACAACCAAGTCGACCTTCCAGGTTTGGCCGATGGTGAAATCCTTTACCCAGGCACCAACATCCGTGTCATCGCCGTCCCTGGTCTGCTCGGAACGAACCGCATCGTTACCACCTACCTCGGTAACTTGTTCTATGGTACTGACCTGTTGTCCGACGAGGAGCAGTTCTCCATCTGGGTGTCACGCGACAACGACTCTATCCGTTATCAGGCTGCTTTTAAGGCTGGAGTGCAATTTGCTTATCCAGACCTCATCGTTGACTGGAAGTTGGCCTAAGTGTAAGGGGGGAGGGAAACTTCCCCCCGTTATTTTGTTCGCAACCCTAAAATAAAATATACACTATGTCCTGCTCCTTAACTACGGGCTACGCCCTCGGATGCCGCAACTCGGTTGGCGGTATCAAAACTATTTTTATCCAAACCTTCAACCCAACAGGAACGGTCGCCAATACGACTGGCTCCGTGTCGGGAACCCTCGCAGGTACTTGGTTTGAATATGACTTAACCAAGGCGACTTCATCGATGACCGAAACGCTGAACGCATCGGTTGAGAATGGAACGCTTTTCTACACACCCGAACTGACCTTCACCATCAACAAGTTGCAGACGACCGTCCGTAATGAGTTGCGCCTGTTGGCCCAAAATCGGGTGTACGCAATCGTCCAAGACAACAACGACCGCTACTGGTTCCTCGGTGCGGCCAACGGCTTGGAAGTGTCTGCGGGAACCGCTGGAACGGGGACTGCATTCGGTGACCGTAGCGGCTACGAGTTGACCCTTTCGGGCATGGAGCCGAATCCGATGTTGAATGTTTTATCAACGCAATTCACCATAGCATCCGCACAAATTAGCGGCTCGTAGAGTATCTTTGACGCAGCGAGTTCTCATACGCTCGTTGTGTTTAGTGGTTAAGGCCATCTCTTCGGGGGTGGCCTTTTTTTTGTACCTTTGCACTATGAGAATCTGCATCGTTTACAACGCCCACCCAACGGGCTGCTCGTTCTACCGCTTGGAGATGCCAAACGCCTACCTTGGCGACAACTACACGGAGTTCGATTATGTATGCGTCGATAATATTGCCAATGTCAAGGATGAGGACTTGAAGACCGTTGATATATGGCTTTTTAACCGCTTGTGGTGTCAAGGTACCTTGGACCAAATTCGCAATGTCTACAAGGCTCTCACGGCGTTTGGGGCGAAGGTCATCTTGGACCTCGACGACTACTGGGTGCTGGAGAGCGGGCATATCATGTACCGACACTATTTGTCCACCAAGTTGGACGAGCAGATACGGGAGCATATCCGCTTGGCCGACCATGTAACCACCACGACCGAACACTTGGCGCAGAAGATTCGCCTGCTCAATAAAGCCGTGACCATCCTGCCGAATGAACCCTACGAAGCGTATCAGCAGTACATTCCCGACACGACGGCCGAACCCGAACCGCACCTGTTCAAGATTGGATGGTTTGGCGGGGCGCAGCACCAAGAAGACATTGCCTTGGTGGAGCATTCCTTCGGCTTGCTGGCTCACGACCATTCGCTGGATGGGAAGTACAAAATCTACCTCGGTGGATGGAACGACAATAACCCTGTTTACGAGGATTACGAGCGGATGCTGTCTTGCGCTGGCAAGAACGCCAATTACGGCAGAATCCAAGCCGCTGACATCTATTCCTATGTAGGCGGGTACAACTTCATCAACGCAACGATTGCACCCCTGCGGGATACCAAGTTCAACCGCCTCAAATCGGAGTTGAAGGTGGTCGAAGCAGGCTGGATGGGCAAGGCTATCATCGCAAGCGAAACCATCCCCTACACCGATATTTTGGTCAACGGCCACAACGGTCTGCTCATCCCTTACGGCAAGAAAGACGCTTGGTACAAGGCGGTCCGCAAGTTTGTAAACGAGCCTGACTACGCCAAATCCCTTGCCGTTCAGTTGTCCAAGGATGTGCGGGAACGGTTTGACATCAGCAAGACCGCCGAGCGCAGAGCCGAACTCTACCGAAGCATCGGGCGCAAATTGTGAAATTCGGGCGCAAAGTACATTTAGGGGTAGAGTGATTTACCTATCCCCCAACACCACCAACACCATCGTCGTCACTTGGACGCAACGGGCCTCATCGGGCGACCGCTACATCTTGCGGCTGACCAACATCGCCAAGAATGTCAGCACCGACTATACTTTGCTGAAATCGGCCAACTTATCGAACTACACCGAACGCTATGACAAATTTCAGATTGCCGTGGGGTCGCTTGAAACGGGGTCGTATCGTTACGAGGTTTACGATACCAATAGCACGGTTAGTGCAGCCGTTGCGGTGGTTGAAACGGGCTTGGCTTATGTACAGGTAGTCAGCCTGACATTCAACACCTTTGCAAATTCCATCCAGTACACCGTCTTCGGTTCGTCCGACGAGGGTGTCTTTGACCAAACCTTTGACCAATCTTTCGCATGAGCGTACAAACGAGAACCCAGTTGCAGACGAGTGCTGCTACCATCACCAACGAAACCGCCGCAGGAGCCAACACCGCCGCCCGTGTGGGTGGACTATTTGACGACCTTGCCGATACCGCAACCTTGGACCGAGAGAGGGGTGTTGCGAACCTGTACTTGGACGAATCCAAGAACTTCACCCCGACCCAAGGGCAAGCCGTCAAGTTAACAACCCCGCTGAAATCGGGACTGCTCACGACCTACAACTTTACCCGCACAACCACCGCCATCACCTACACAGGAACGACGGGTGCAGCCTTACGGGTGTCTGCAAACATGGTTATTTCGCAGGTCAATAGTGCGCAAATAAAGATTTACATCGCCAAGAATAGCACAATAATTGCACAATCGATGGCTGACCTCACGCTATCGCACACCAACGGCCATGCGGTGTTCACCGAAACCGTACTCCAAGGTGCGGCAAACGACGAATTCACCATCTACATCAACGCCGTTGACCATGCGGACCCAATCGCAATTTCAGCCCTATCCTTTACCGTCCACACGCTATGAGTATAAAGCAATCGTTCACCCAATGGCTTGGGATTGAACACAAGGTTCCCGTGATGCTTGAAAACAAGGCGGGCAAGTACATCACCTACGGGGCGTTCAACGAGTACCCCTACTATCTGCTGGACAACTACCGCCGAAGCAGCAAGCACAACGCTATTGTGAACGGGAAGGTGAACTACATCGTCGGCGGTGGATGGCAACCAGGGGAAAAGATGACTGTGGAGCAGCAGGCAAGGTATGCCAAGTTTTTTGATGGGTTGAGCGAGCATGACGACCTCAACGACATCACCGAGAAACTCGTCCTTGACTTGGAACTATTCAACGGGTTTGCGGTTGCGGTGACTTGGAACAAGATGGGGACGATTGCAAAAATGGAGCATATCCCCTTTGAGAAAATCCGAGTGGACAAGGATGAGCGGATGTTTCAAGTCGCTGACTGGTACGACGATGCGATGGTCCAACTCTACCCCAAAATCGGCGATGTAGAGAAAATCCCCGCCTTTGATGCTGACAACCGCATCGGCAAACAACTGTTCTACTATCGGGTCTATGCCGCAGGCGTGAAGTCCTACCCCCTGCCCGAATATATGGGGGGGTTGGCTTGGATTGAAGCCGATGTGCAGGTGGCGAACTTTCACAACAACAACCTACGCAATAACTTTTGGGGCGGGTATCTCATAAACTTCAACAACGGCATCCCAACCCCTGAAGAACAGGGCGACATTGAGCGTCAAATCAAGCGGAAGTTCAGCGGGACCGACAACGCTGGCCGCTTTGTTGTGACCTTCAACGACGATGTGTCCAAGGCTCCGACCTTGGAACCATTGACCCCGTCCGACATGGACAAGCAGTTTGAGATTTTGAACAAGGCCATCCAGTCGGAAATATTTATTTCGCACAGGGTCGTGAACCCGATGCTCTTTGGTGTCAAGACCGAGGGCCAACTGGGAGGACGGCAAGAACTGGTGGAGGCTTACGAACTATTCAAGGCTACCTATGTGAACGACCGTGTTCGCAAGGTGGAGCGGATGATGAACTATTTGGGTTCGTTCAATGGCGTGGAAGGGATGGAGTTGATTCCCGTTGAACCCATTACCGAGCGACTATCCGAGCAAGCCCTGCTGCAAATCATGACCCCGGAGGAACTCCGTGAAAAAGCCGGCTTGCCGGTATTGGAAAAACAACCTGCAGATGTCGTCGGACCGAACGCCCAACCCGACGAGGTTCCGCAAACACCTGCACAACTTAGCAACGACAACATCAAGAAACTATCGGGCCGTGAGTACCAAAACCTCATGCGAATCGTCCGTCATTATGCGCAGGAAAAAATCACCTTGGAGATGGCCCGCACGATGTTGTCCGCTGGATTCGGTCTAACGCCTGAAGAAGTGAACACCCTGCTCGGTGTGCAAGAGCAAGCGTTCAGCGAGCCTACATGGGGCGAAGAAGACGACGAGGATTACGGATGGGGGGAGGAAGAGTTCAAGGTCTTGGAGGTGGTCGCAAGTAAGTTTGGGAGCAGTTCCGACGAGTATGTGGTCATGCACTCCAAGCCAATGCGGTTTGATGCTGACTTGGACGACCAGGTCCGTCAAGCCTTCGCTGAACTTGGGGAGGAAGAAAAGGAACTGGATAAAAAAATTGAAGCCTACCGCAAGAAGAACCGTGACGCAAGCGTGGAAGAAATGGCCAAGGAGTTCGGGGTCAGCAAGGCCAAGGTCGCCAAGCGGGTTGCCTACTTGATTAACAAGGACCGTTATCCCATCGCCCGTGCCGTGGACCAAATCGCCAAGGAAGGCGCAAAGCCAACGGATGAACCCGTGCTGGAAGTGAGGTACAAGTATTCTTGGGCGGCGGGATTCAGCAACAAGGACAAACGGACCAGCCGTGAGTTTTGCAAGGTCATGCTGGACCTCGCTGACCAAGGCAAGGTGTACACACGGGACGACATTGACGGCATCAGTAACATCATGGGCTACTCCGTATGGAATCGCAGAGGCGGTTGGTATCACACGGCCAGCGGAGTGAACCGCCCCCAATGCCGCCATGTGTGGGAGCAGCAACTCGTCATCCGCAAAGGCAATAAAATCACGAAAGCATGAAGGCACTTTTTATAAGCGAACAAACCCTGCTGGACAATAGCGTAATAAACGAGAATGTGTCGTTTACGCAGATTCGGCCAACCATCGTGAAGGTGCAGGAAATGCGGATCCAACCAATAGTCGGGTCTGCCCTGTACAACGAAATGGTGGGGCAGGTTGTCAGCGGCACAACGACTGCCCTAAACACCACGCTACTGGAGGACTACATCCAACCCGCCATGGTGCAATGGCTGTACTACGAACTCCCGATGGTATTGGCCTTTAAATACATGAACAAGGGAATGGTCCGGAGAACCAGCGAGGAAAGTTCCCAAATGAGCATGGACGAAATCACCCGCCTCACCGACAAAGTGAAGAACGATGCCGAGTGGTACTCCGA